CGTATGTTTCATCAATCATACGCGCAAGTTGGCGTCCGATAGCACGATCCTCGTGTTCTGCGATAAACACTAGCTTGTCGTAGGCTTCTATAGAAACACCTACGGATTTATATTTTCCGGGGTTTGGCATGGAGACTCCTTCCCATAAATGACTTTCCCTACTGTATATAATCCCAAACTGCGTGGGTCAAGACCCAAATACGGAAACAAGAAAGTTACCATACAAGGTATCAAGTTTGACTCTAAGTGGGAAGGTGAGCGGTATCTATATATAAAGTCGCTTGAACGCGCCGGGGTAGTTAAAGACCTTGAGCTACAGGTTCGATACAACCTACTGGTAAATGATCAGAAGATATGTGCCTACGTTGCTGACTTCAAATATAAGCGCGAAGACAAAGACGGCGTGTGGCATGAAATTGTTGAAGACGCCAAGGGATTTGAAACCCCTGAGTTTAAGCTAAAGAAGAAGCTCATGAAGGCTTGTCTTGGCATTGAAATATTTCTTTCCAAAAAAAGCTCTTGACAGTCACCCACACTGTATGGTTATAGTTGGGACTCTAGTAACCAGCGGAAAGGAAACGACATGGAAAGTCGTGATTTATTTGAAGTTAGAAAAACTTTAAAAACGTCTATGGCTGATCTCAAGGATCAGTTAAAAGAAGTAGAAGAAAAACTATCATCCACATATTTACCAAAAGCCAAGGAGTTACTTGGTTATAATGGTGAAGACTTTGGCACTGTAAATATCTCTCATGGTAACGACATAATCAAAGCAGTTGTCTCCAAGAAAGTAACATGGGACCAAGAGCTTCTTCGTGAGGCTTTGTCTAAACTGTCTGAGGAGGACGCAAGGCATTACGGCAAACTTACCTTTGCTGTTGAGGAACGTAAGTTCACAGCCGCACCTCCTGCAATAAAGCGGATATTAGAAGATTGCCGCACCACAGAAGTTGGTAGCTTCAAAATAGAGTTGGAGGAAAGCTAATGACACTACAAATTATAACAGCAGATCAGCGCATGGCTGAGAAAAAAGGTCACAAGATCGTGGTATGTGGTGCAAGCGGTGTGGGTAAAACCACACTCGCTCGTACTCTCAACGCACCTACGACTTTGTTCATGGACTTAGAAGCTGGTGATGCAGCTATCGAAGGGCATCCTATTGATGTCGTTCGTCCTCGTACATGGGCAGATTGCCGTGACCTTGCTTGCTTCTTAGGTGGAGCAAACCCATCCTTGGCTGAAGATCAGCCATACAGCGAATCACATTACAATTATGTGGCTTCAATCTATGGAGATTCTTCAGAGGTGTGGAAGAAGTACGATACTCTGTTTGTGGACTCTATTACTGTAGCAGGGCGTTTGTGCTTTCAGTGGTGCTTACAACAACCAGAAGTACGCTCTGACCGATCTGGTAAGATGGACACTCGTGCTGCATATGGTTTGCATGGTCGTGAGATGATGTCATGGCTAACGCACATTCAACACATTCGTTCTAAGAACGTAATCTTTGTTGGTATTCTTGACGAGATCACTGACGAGTACGGACGCAAGCAATACTCTCTTCAAATTGAGGGGAGCAAAACTGGTCGTGAATTGCCCGGAATTGTTGACGAGGTAATCACAATGTCAGTCTTAACAGGGGATCACGGTCAGTATCGTGCCTTTGTTTGTCAACCTCTGAACGAATGGGGCTATCCAGCCAAAGACCGTTCTGGCAGACTCGACACATTAGAAGAGCCTCATCTTGGAAGATTAATGGAAAAGATGTCAGCAGGCTCTAATAAATCTGACAAGGAATTAACCTTTGTCAATCCTACAACTCAAACTTCTAGCGAAGGAGAAGCATAATGCTTAATTTTAATAATGTACCGCAAGACGAAAACCCGCAAACTCAAGAGTTCTCTCTTATTCCTAATGGCACAGTTTGTCGTGTTGTCATGGTTGTCCAGCAAGGAGATATTGAAATCTCTGAGTTTGGTCAGGGACAATGGTTTAAAAAATCACAAAGCACATCTGCTAAGTGGATGAACTTAGAGTTTACCATTGTAGGTGGTGAGTATGATCGCCGTAAGTTTTGGCACAGCGTCTTTGTCGATGGTGACAAGATGGGTCAAAGCGGTATGCCATTGGCTAAAGAGATTGGTCTTCGTACATTGAAGTCCGTTGTCGAAAGCGCACGAAACATTAACCCTTCTGACGTAACGCCTCAAGCACAACAAAATCGCAATATTAGCGGAATGTTTGACTTGAACGCGATGGAGCTTTGTGTGAAGGTTGGTGTTAAGAAAGGCACTAATGGTTACAAGGACAGTAATCAGTTAATGGTGGCATTAACGCCTGATAATAAGGATTTCTTGCCTCAAGGCAGCATTCCTATGCAGAATACTACAGTTCCTGCACAGGCATCTGCACCACAAGCTCCTGCACAACCTAGCGGTGCAGTACCTTCTTGGGCGCAAAAGTAATCTAGCGGCAGGGCCATTCCGCGCCTGCTAGAACACGGATAGGGGGGCCGTGGCCGCTAACCCCCCAACTATTCTAGCAAATAGGTTCTTATTATGATATTACGTCCTTATCAAAAGATTGCTGTTTCTGACGCTTGTACCGCGTTAGATAAGCATAAAAACACCCTAGTTGTCGCTCCTACAGGTGCTGGCAAAACAATCATGCTCTCTGCGCTCGTTGGTGAACGGCATAAGAAAGGCAAGCGAGTTCTTGTCATTCAACACCGGGATGAACTTGTAGCGCAAAACAAAGAGAAGTTTGAAAAGGTTAATCCTTACATCACAACAAGTATTGTCAATGGAACAGTCAAGCATTGGGACGGTGATGCTGTGTTCTCAATGATCCAAACAATGTCACGCGATAGAAACCTTAGAGATCGCCCTTTGTTTGACATGGTTGTAATTGACGAAGGCCACCATGCGGCGGCTCCAACGTACACAAAAGTTATTAACGCAGTTCGTGAAGACAACGATGATGCTGAGATTGTAGGCTTTACCGCAACGCCGAACCGTGGCGACGGTAAAGGTCTGCGCTCAATCTTCAACAACTGCGCACATCAGATTGAACTAGCTACGCTAATACGCGAAGGCTTCCTAGTACGTCCTAAAAGCTACATCATTGATCTTGGCGTAGGGGATCAACTAGATCGGGTTACAAAACGCGGTAAAGAATATGACATGGAAGAAGTGGCGGCTATCATGGATCGCCAAGTCATTAATGATCGCATTGTTTCCGAATGGGAAGACAAGGCAGGAGATCGAAAGACTGTTGTATTCTGTTCTACAGTGGCACACGCGGAACACGTTTGCGATGCGTTTGTTTCAGCAGGAATAAGAGCCGACTACGTTACAGGAGAGACAGACAAACAGAAACGTGCAGAGATGCTGTACAATCTTGAGTTTGGTGATCTCCAAGTTATCGTAAACGTGGCAGTCCTGACAGAAGGTTTTGATGCTCCACCTGTATCTTGCATCATTCTAACACGCCCATGCTCCCAAAAGGGTACAATGGTGCAAATGATTGGTCGTGGTCTGCGCATTCTTGATCCTGAGTTATATCCAGATGTCATAAAGACTGACTGCGTTGTTATGGACTTCGGCACATCAATCATCACTCATGGCGGTTTAGACGAAACAGCAAACTTAGATGGTGCAGACAAGTCTGTTGGTGGCGATGCTCCAACGAAAATTTGCCCAGACTGTGAAAGCGAAGTGGCATCGAACACACGCATTTGTCCAATCTGTGAGCATGAGTTTGAGCGCAAAGTAAAAGACGTATTAGAAAACTTTGAGATGACCGAATACGATCTCATGCAAATGTCTCCGTTTATGTGGATTGATCCATTTTCGCTGCACGAAGGTAACGGCTCTGCAATGATGGCTATGGGCTTCAATGGTTTTACTCTGGTGGGCAAAGTCGGAGATTACTGGATGGCTATCGTAAAAGCCAAGAATGGGCGTCCTAGAGTAGTCTCCATAGGCGAGAAGGTACAGGCAATGGCTGCGGGGGATGACTTCTTGCGAGAAATAGAGGATAGTAACGCAGCAAACAAAACAAAACGCTGGTTGAACCAGCCTGCATCAGCGAAGCAAAAGGAGCATCTAGCCGCAAATGGCGTCACTATAAACATGATGGATTTCTCTTGGACTAAGTACAAAGCAGCTTGCTGTTTGAGTTACTATTGGAACAGAGATGGCGTTGATAAATTGGTAGTAGACAACTGGAGAAAACTAACAGGGAGCAATTACAAATGAACCGAGGCGAATTATTAGATTTAGCGAATAAATATGTAACCAAGGAACGCGCTCAAGAGCATGGAGACTTGGAAGAAAATTTTAATAGAATAGCTGATTTATGGAATAGTTATTTAGAGGATTCTTACATCAGCGTTACAGATGTTGGGGTAATGATGACCCTTCTAAAAATTGCTCGTATTAAATCAAATCCCAAAAACTTAGATAACTTTGCGGAT